CGTCTCGACCATTGAGCTGCTTGCCGCCATCACCGGGACCAGCACAACGTCAACCATCGCAGCCACCATGCTCAGGGCCATGCTCTCCAATATCGCGGGGGCCAGCACCACGCCCGATATAGCCGCTGCGATTGCGAGGGCGCTGCTGGGCAACATCGGGGCGCAGAGCTATACGCCCGATGCGGTCGCAGCGGTCCTGCGCGAGCTGATCGCATCGATGGCCGCAGCGTCCCGGACCCACGGTCCGGAGCGCGTTACCAACGGGGGAATGGAGGTGGGCGGGTCATGGACGGCCTATGGAGATGTGTCCTCCATAACGCGTGACAACACCCAGAAACACAGCGGGATCTGGTCTCAGAGAGTCAGCTTCGACGGCACCGGGATGGATGGAGGCATTTTCCAGTTTCTGTCAGGGCTGAAAATCGGAGAAACCTACACGGTATCCGCATGGGTCAGGGGCGATAATCTCCTGGAGGGGGAGTTTACGCTGCAATTCGGGGACGATCCGCTCCCCGTAGTCGGATACTCCAACGGAGTTTGGGTATTGCTCCAGGGCAGTTCGGTCGCCACGGAGGAGACCCATTCTGTGGCGATCGGCGTCACCGGAAATAATCCGTTTTGCATTTTTTACGTTGACGACGTTTCGGTCTCGGGCGATGCGATCACGGCAACGATGAGCCGATCACTGATCGCGGCCGTCGCAGGGGTAAGCCTCGCGCCCGATATCTCGATCGCCATCGTGCGGTACCTGGCCGCCAATATCGCGGGCCAGAGCATCGTCCCTGACATCACGGCCGCGATGGAGGGAGTGATCAACCTGGTCGCAAATATCGCAGGTGTGAGCACGACGCCTGCGATCGCGGCAACGACGGTGAGGGTCCTAATCGCGGGCATATCAGTACAAAGCAGCACGGCAAATGCGATCGCAGCTGTTGCAAGGGACATGCTGGCCACGATCGCCGTTGCGAGCACGACGCCCGATATCGAGGCCACACTCGGAAATATTATTTCGTTGGCTGCGGCAATCGCCGGTGTAAGTGTCACTCCGGAGATCACGGCCGTAGTAGCCAGGAGCCTAAGCGCGGCGATTACGGGCCAGGCCGCGACGCCAGATGCATCGGCCTCGGTTGCGAGATCTCTGCTGGCGACGATCGTCGGCACGAGCGTCACCCCGGACGATCTGACGCTGATCCTGGCCGGGCTCGGAGTGATGTTAGATCCGACGATCGTATCCATAACGCCGAGGCGGACGATCGAGGCAATGTAGGGACAATAAGAAAGTTCGGAGTCGGGAGTTCGGAGTTCCGGCCCGTAGGGGCCTCCACCCCGGAGGGAGTTCGGAGGAAGACCGGATGAGTAAAAACAATTTTTTCTTTCGCTTTTACTACGAACTACGAACTACGAACTCCTTACTATTAAGGAGGAAGCCATGAAAAAAAGATTGACGGTATTGATATTCATAGCGCTGATAATTCCGCTGTCCGCGTTTGCGGGCTCCCTGAGCAACTACGCCGAGAATGCCCTGCTCAATCATCTGTTCGGCACGGCCTACACGCCGGCAGCCACGGTCTACATCGCCCTGGCCACGGCAAACCCCGGTGAAGCGGGCACCGGGGCCGCCTTGAACGAGGTCGCCAACTCGGGAAACTACACCCGCAAATCGATCGCCTTCTCGGCAGCCGCATCCCGCAAGGTCGTTCAATCCGGCGCGATCACGTTCAACCAGGCCTCGGGATCCTGGGGCACGGTCACGCACTGGGCGCTGCTCGATTCGGGCACCTACGGGGCGGGCAACATGCTCGCCTACGGCGCATTTACGGTATCGTTTGCGCCGGTCTCTGGCAATACTCCGAGCATTGCGGATCTCGAAGTGGAGGTCGAGATCTCGGCCTCCTCAGGAGAAGGATTCACGAGCTACCTCGTGCATAAGTTGCTCGACCTGATGTTTCGGAACACCGCCTACGCGCAGCCGACAAGCTGCATTGCCCTGCTCGATCAGACGGGCGCGGATACAGATACCACGCTGACGACCGCAGGCAAAGAAGTGACCTGGACGGGATATGCCAGGGTGACGGTTAACAAGGTAGGGGGCGCATCCCCCACGTGGGATACCATCGCCAGCGGGGCGACGCAGAACGCCAATGCCGTGAGCTTCGGGACCGTGGGCGCAAGCCCCACGATCATCGTGGGAATGGCAATCGTGGATAGCTGCACTTTAAATGCAGGCAACGTCCTGGCCTATGATAATGACCAGGTCGTCGACCAGACGCCCAATGAGGGCGACACGGTGCAGTTCGCCATCGGCGCGATTGATGTAAGTTTGGATTAAAGAAGTTCGGAGTTGGGAGTTCGGAGTTCGGAGTAAATTCTGAATTAAAACAACCCGGAACCGGGGTTAACTCGTGAATCCTGAAATTGTTTATCTAGGCCACGACAACTCGATCAACCTGAAACTAAAGGCGGACGGCGCGGCCGTGTCTCTGGCCAGCGTTACGGACATGTCGCTGACGTTTGGATCCACGCTGATTGAGTCCGACAACGGCGATGCCGATCCGATCCGCTGGATCAAGGCAGGATATGCGACCGGAGAGGTCAGATTATTTCTCGGTGCGCAGGCGATCGCAGCAGGCAATTACAAGGCCGCGCTGATCGTTTATGACGCGACAAATACCAACGGCCTGATGTGGGGATTCATCCCGATCGTCGTGATAGCCGAGGTAGAAGCGGCGGCGCCGTAAAAAAACTGATGTGCGAAAGGCTTCCGGCCCAGCCCGGAGGGACGAGGGACGATGGTGGTTCGATACCCTTCGGCAGGCTCAGGACAGGCCTCACCACGATCGTAAAAAATGTATATGGAACTGAAAGTCTCTATCACAACCAAAGGCAAGATCTTCGAGGGCAAGGCCCCGGAGATCGTCCAGGACCAGCTAGCGGCCGCCATGTACGAGGCCACCTCATTCCTGGAGCGCGAGGTCAAGAAGCGCACGCCCCAGGGCGTATTCGGCGGGGCTGGAGGGCTGCTCTCGACCATCCACGGAGAAGTCGTGGGCAAAGGCACGCCGGTTATCAAAGGCATCGTTGCTCACGGATCTGCCTACGGCGATGTGATCGAAAAAGGCCGCAGGGCCGGAAAGACCTGGCCTCCGGAAGGTGCGCTTTTGAGATGGATCGAGGTGAAGATGGGCCTTCCCGAAGAGACGGCAAAGAGACTCGAATTCGTTATCCGCAGAAAGATCGGCCAGAAAGGTTTTCCCGGAGCGCACATGTTTGAAAACGCCCTACAGGAGGGCTGGCCGAAGCTGAAAGATATGTTCGACAGGGCGGGGTTTGAGATTGCACGGGAATTAAATTCCTGATAAGGAAGCCAGGAAACCAGGAATGAGCGAGAGCGCGATCCGCACCCAGATCTATACTATCCTGAATGCCGTGACCGACATCGGCAAGGTGTACGACTACGAGCGTTGGGCAGCGGACTGGGCGACGTTTATCAATCTTTTTAAAACGACGATCGACGACGTCGACCAGATCAGGGGATGGGAGATCGGAAGGACGGCGGCCCTGGAATCAGGGACGGGAGAGGATGCCTCAATCGGCCAGACCGATAGGAGCCATCGGTTTCTGATCAGGGGATATATGGCGGTAAACGACGCATCCGCAACGGAGAAGACGTTTAACTCGCTGATAGAATCGATCGCGGATGCCTTCAGAGGTAATCTGACGTTGGATGATTCTGCACAGGATCATGATTTCATACAGGGCGAAGTGATCGATCATCGCCTGTTTGGAGGGGTGCTCTGTCATTATGCCGAGCTATCATTGACGGTCCACGAGGCCAAGGAAATCACGTAAGGGAGGTCAGTTATGAGATCGCATTTTGCAACGCATAATCAGTTCGCAATTTCGGCAAATACCAGGGAAAGCGCCATCAACGTGGAGCAAACGCTGGATACGATGTTCAAGGTCGATCTGTCCGTCGTCCCAAAATACGACAGGCGGCGAGAGACCGACGGCGACGAGGCCACGGGCTATGAGGAGATCACGGCACTGTATGATCTCGGGGCGCTGGCCTCTTTGCCGCTCGTGATTTCGAAATGCCAGCCCCAGCATGTGGCCTGCTTCGGGGCCTATGCCCTGGGCGCGATCTCGACCGCTGCCGCAGGCACCACGGGCTATAAGCACACGATCACTCCCATCGCGGGAGACCTGGACTCTGCCCGTTCGAATCCCTCATTCACGTGGGCGATGAGACTGGGCAAGCATTTGCTCAAACAGAGGTTTGCGTCAGGGTTCGTCAGTCCCTTTTCACTCTCATTCGAGCGTGACAAATGGCTCAAGCTCGATGCGGGGATCCCCTCGACCGGCAAGCGCACGACCAACATGACCGAAGAGACGGTCAACGCGGCCTATAACGCCACGTCGTTGACACTGGCCGCAAACGGTGTGGCTGGGGCGAATGCCCAGGAGAGGCTCGATAACGTCCATGCGATCCGCGTGCAGGTGCCGAGCACCTCGGAGTGGGTCGACGTGGTCTACTCCGCCGTGTCGGCTGCCTCGGGGGCAGTCATCACGATCGTCGCCCCTGGCGGCGCCGCTACGCTTGTGGATTACAAAATTCTCTACAACATCGCCGAGACCTCCGGGTACGCCTGGTGCGATTTCTCGGGCCTGGACGTCATCGCCGAGTCTCCGCTGCGCGTCAGCGACTTCCTGGTAAAGCTGGGAGGGAAATGGAGCGGCTCCGCCATCCTCGGAGGCCGGACGATCGACGCGGACATCAACTCGATGAAATGGACCCTCGACAACAAAAACACGCCCGAGTACACCATTGGCGCAGGGTCCGGGGATTATGCCAACCGGGCGCTCCGGGCTGGCCGGGAGCAGAAAGTGGAGTTCGACCGCAAGTTCAAGGATTACATCATCGCGAACTACGCCGATACGATGGAGACATTTGCCCTGTACGCGATCGCGGAAGGAGCGGAATACGAGTCGGGGCATAAATATACGGTCGAGCTGATTCTTCCGAAGGTGGCCGTCATGGCGGCAGACCCCAGCCTAGGAGAGAAGCGGCTTGACGAAAAAGCCGATATCATGATCATGGAGGACGCGACGTATGGCAGTGCGATCTTGAACGTAAAAAACAAAGTGGCTGCTTATGCAGCCGCACCATAAGGAGATAACCCCATGCCGAGAAAATTAGGCAACACCAAAAACGAGCTCAAGATTCAGGACCCGGTCTCGGGATCCGAAATCTCGCTCTATTATCGCGTGCCCACGTCGGAGGAGCGGATCAAGTACTCCTCAGCTTCATTCGAATGGATCGACGGACAGCTCAAGATCGTCCCAGCCAAAGCCCGACAGAAATTCGGCATCGAGATCCTCGATGGCTTCAAGGAGGGCAGTTTTCAAAAAGAGCAAGAGGGCCAGTGGATTGATCTCACGACCTCCGATCCGGACTGGAAATCCATATTGATGGAGTTTGCCTCTGACCTGATCGAGGCCCTGGCCATGCATGTATTTGAGGGAGTGAAAATCTCATCGTCGCAGAATGAGGGCTTTTCGCAAAAAAACTGATCGAGGACGTTGAGGCGCTATTCGGTCACAACGTCTGCACGAAAGAGGAAGAGGAAAAGTGCAGAGCAGAATTTCCGGACCATCTCGATTGGGCGTGCAAGGAATGCGAGAAGAAGAAGGACCACGAGGTCCATCCATGGACCCGCCACCTGCTCGGTTTGAGGACGCTGCAGCGCGGTGGCTATCCCTTCGAAAAAAACGACCTCTCCTTCGAAGAAGGGATGC